CAGCTGCTATCAATGATGACGCGGCATACGCTTCTACATTAACTACTGCGTTAGGAACTAAAACAGCTAAGACATCTAATCAGTCCTTAAGTACTGCAGCAAATGCAATGACTATTAGTGGACATACTATCACATTAAACCGTGGTGATGGCACTACTGATGCAGTTACTGTTCCTGATAACAACACAACTTATAGTATTGGTGACGGAGGTCTTACACAAAAGAACTTCACATCTACTCTTAAAAGTAAGTTAGATGGTATTGCTGCTTCTGCAAACAACTATAGTCTACCTACTTCAGTTGTACATGAAACTGAGGGGGGTGCGTTGCATGCTACCGATGCTTTATCTATCTCAGGACATACTATCACATTAAAACGTGGTAATAACGTTACTGAGACTGTTACAGTTCCTGATAATAACACTACTTACTCAGTTGGTGACGGAGGTCTTACACAAAAGAACTTCACATCTACTCTTAAAAGTAAGTTAGATGGAATTGCAACTAGTGCGAATAACTATAGTTTGCCATTTAGCTATACATCGGCTAACACAGCGAATACGGTTGTTAAACGTGATGGGTCTGGTAACTTTAGTGCTGGTACTATTACAGCTACCTGTACTAATGCACAATATGCGGATTTGGCGGAAAAATATTCTGCTGATGCTGATATTGCACCTGGAACAGTTGTATCGTTCGGCGGTGAATCAGAGGTAACTACTAGTTCAGTTGATGGTGATCGTAAGATTGCTGGTGTTATCTCAACTAATCCAGCTTACTTAATGAATCACGAAGCAGAAGGTGTAGAAGTTGCACTTACTGGTCGTGTTCCTTGTAGAGTAACTGGTAAAATTGAAAAAGGTGATATGTTAGTATCAGCTGGTAATGGTATGGCAAGAGCTGAGGAAGATCCAAAACTTGGTTCTGTAATCGGCAAAGCATTGGAATCAAATGAATCCGGTGATGCTGTTATTGAAGTAGTTGTAGGAAAATTATAAGTTTTTAACTAAGCAAGTAATTTAAATACTGGAAGGGACTCTTATGAGTCCCTTTTTTATTGCATAAATATAATTAAATATAAAGGATCTGTGTATATGGGACTGATAAAAGGGAATGATGGTTTCGCTAGGAGCGTAAAAAACACGATAGATTTAACATCGGGTGTTGAAGAGCACACCCACGCCCCTAGCAGTATCATAGGACTTCCCGAATATACTAGGAATGAAGTCGGTGATATGGTAGCATTGAATTCTGAAGATGGGATTCAAGTTGTATATAACGGTGTAACACAAAAACTTGACTTTGCGGTAGATGCATTGGCAACAACTTCGTTATCAGATTATCCTGTGGGAATTCAAACAGTAGTGGGCAGTATGTTTACTGGAAACTCAACTGAGGGGATTAGTACTGAATATAATAACGATACTGCTAGAATTGACGTATCCGTGTCTGATTTCGATGTTATTCTGCAAGGTGACATCTCCGGCACGGCAACAGTCACTGATTTTGATTCTAATATCGTAATCAATACTAGCGTAGATATTGCTACTGGACTGACAATTCGCGATGATGGGGTTGACTTAGGCACACAAAAATCAGTAGATACCTTGAGTTTTGACGGAAACAACCTTAATGTCACTAGGCTAGGTGATACTGTGAATATAACAGTTTCGGATGGGTTATCATCGCAAGATGTGCGTGATGAGATAGGAACTTCGGTAAAAGGCACGGTTCGTGATCCATCTACGCAGATTGAAACTGAAACAGGAATTACTGTTAACTATGACAGCACAAACAACGCCATAGAACTAGGTGTCAGGGAATTTGACATTAGTTTAACTGGTGATATTACTGGAACTGGTACAGTTAGTCAATTAAATGATGTTAATATCGTCACATATACCAATTTTATTGAAGGATTGACGGTTAGTGATGATGGGGTTACACTAGGCACAGATGAATCAATTACTGCCTTAAATTTTGAAGGAAACAACCTTGATGTCACTAGACTGGGTGATACTATTAATGTATCAGTGCCTAGTGGTTTATCATCGCAAGATGTGCGTGATGAGATAGGAACGTCGGTAAAAGGTACGGTTCGTGATCCATCTACGCAGATTGAAACTGAAACAGGAATTACTGTTAACTATGACAGCACAAACAACGCCATAGAACTAGGTGTCAGGGAATTTGACATTAGTTTAACTGGTGATATTACTGGAACTGGTACAGTTAGTCAATTAAATGATGTTAATATCGTCACATATACCAATTTTATTGAAGGATTGACGGTTAGTGATGATGGGGTTACACTAGGCACAGATGAATCAATTACTGCCTTAAATTTTGAAGGAAACAACCTTGATGTCACTAGACTGGGTGATACTATTAATGTATCAGTGCCTAGTGGTTTATCATCGCAAGATGTGCGTGATGAGATAGGAACGTCGGTAAAAGGTACGGTTCGTGATCCATCTACGCAGATTGAAACTGAAACAGGAATTACTGTTAACTATGACAGCACAAATAATGCAGTAGAACTAGGTGTCAGGGAATTTGATATTAGTTTATCTGGTGATATTACTGGAACTGGTACAGTTAGTCAATTAAATGATGTTAATATCGTCACATATACCAATTTTATTGAAGGATTGACGGCTAGGAAAGATAGCTTAGCGGTTAGTGATGCGGAATCCATTCGGGTATTGAATTTTGTCGGGGATAATATAACAACTGCACTAGATCCAACCAACGACACGGTGTTGGATATTTCTGTGACATCAGATGTCACAGAAACAGATGTAGTGGATATAATAAAGCCTAAATTAGTGGGAAATCATGATGGATTGGTTGTGGAGTATGACCATATTAATCAGGGGTTTAATTTGGCGGTTGATCCTATTACTATTAACTTGAACGGTGCAGTGACGGGGACAGGTACGGTTACATTTGATGGAACATCGGTTGATAGTCAGATAGACATTACGACTAATTTAGGGGGTGGCACAGCTGAAATTACGGTGTCGGATGAGGGCACGACCTCTGGTAATGTGACGTCGCTCAATTTCGTTGGTGGAGGGATATCAACTGCGGTGAGTTTAGATGGGCAGGTGGCGACTGTGTATGTGCCAAATAGCCCAGCGAATGAAACGTTCTTAACGGCGGACCAAGGCAGTGACAATATACCAAACGCTAGAAGATTGGTTGCTGGGTCTGGCATTAGCATCAATGATGGGGGTGGTAGCGGCAATTTTACCATTAGTGCCAACAGCGATGCTATCTTGGCTAAGAGCCAAATCGCCAAAGATGCGCAATTGGTGGGTCAGCAGATAGAGATAAACTTCAATAGTTCTCGGTTTATTGCACCGATAGTTGAGAATGATGAGGTAAATGGTAGGATAAATATAACGATGTATGACATTAGAGAATTGTGGTATACCCAACCAGAACATGATTGTGGTAGTTTGAGTGACAATGAAGGGCCTATACTAGACATGGGCAGACTAGTTTCTGGTATTCTAGAAACCAAACCAGATTTAGGAAACATATAAAGGAAAACCAATGGCAAGTCAATTACAGCACCGACGTGGCACATCAGCCGACACATTATTATTCACTGGGGCAACGGGTGAATTAACATTTAACACAACAAACAACAGCATACATGCACACGATGGTATTACTGCAAATGGGTTTGAACTTGCAAGAACTGATTTAAATAATATAAGCAATGATGCATTTGCTGCCAAGGCGAATGCAGCTGGGGTTGGTGGCGGTGGCGGTGGCGGTGGTACATCTTCTGCTGATGTGCATAATATTACACAATCATCCCCTGCAATTGTTACTACTATAATTGCACACGAGTTTAGTGATGGTGATCAAGTAACATTCACCGACATTGGTGGCATGACTGAACTAAACGGGAATGCGTATTTTGCAGATGTGATAAGTGGAACTACATTCGCAATCTATGCTGACGAAGCAATAACCACTCCACTGAGTACATTATTATATAGTGCATACTCTGCTAGTGGTTCAGTGACGGCAAGCGAGCCACTTGGGGCACCGGCGAATGCATCGTATGTAGTCATTAGTGCCAATAACACATTACAGCATGAAAGAACGCTACAGGCTGGGGCGGGGTTGGTATTAACTGATGGAGGTGCTGGTGGCGGGGTGAGCATCGTGGCTAATTTTTCAAACTCGGTCACCTCGAATTTGGGGTCTGCCACCGCGGGCATTTCAACTGATGTTTCAAGAAGTGACCATGTGCATGCAATGCCGACTCCAGTGGATATTGGTGCAGTATTGGTATCACGGAATATTACTGCGGGATCTGGGTTATCGGGTGGTGGGCAGCTATCAGCAGACATTGTGCTATCACTGGATGCCACATTATCTGACCTCTCCGACGTGACGGTAGGTACATTGGCCAATGGTGATGCATTAATCTATAATTCAGCAACCTCGCGATTTGAAAATTCACAGAATTTAGCCAAAATAAGTGTCCAGCGACAAGGTTCTGTTGTTGGGTTAGCAACTGCGGTTGATGTGATCAACTTCACTGGGGTGGCATTTACTGATGGATCGGTTAGTGTTACGGCCGCGCCAGGTGACAACACACTAGTAAATGTTAATTTGCCAAGAATACATTCAGAAGAGCAGATCCAAGATATCGTGGGAAGCATGGTATCCCCGGTCAACACCGAAAATGGCATCACTGTAACATATGATGACTCATCTGCCCGGCTTAATTTTGATACTGCTGATTTTGCAATCACATTGACCGGTGATGTGCAGGGTAGTGCGACCGTTACTAATTTAGGGGATGTTAGTATAACTACTACGATGGCAACGGATTCCACGGTGCTAGGTACTAATACACAGGGTAATTATGTAGCCATGTTTGGGGTTGGGTCCGCATTAAGTTTAACAAACTCCACAGGAACAACAGAAGGTGCTGGGTATACAGTATCGTTGGATACTAGTAGCAATAGCTATATTGAGTCAGTCCAAGATATTGTGGGAAGCATGGTATCCCCTGTAAATGCCGAAACAGGCATTGCAGTAACATATGATGATAGTACTGGGAAACTCAATTTCAATACAGATGATTTCACGATTACATTAGGTGGTGATTTATCAGGCACAGCTACGATAACTGATTTAGGAAATGTTACATTAACTGCACAGATAGCAAACGATGCAGTGGCATTGGGTGAGAATACAACAGGGCAATATGCAAGTACTATTGTGGGTAGTGGCACTGGATTAAGCATTACGCAAATATCAGCATCAGATGCAACAGCGTACACGATAACGTCGGATGCAACTAGTGCAAATACTGCTGGCACGATTGTGTCACGTGATGCATCAGGCAACTTCACAGCGGGCATAATCACGGCTAGCTTAACAGGTAGTGCAAGTTTGAATGTGCTGAAGACAGGTGATGTGATGACTGGTGCATTGACATTGAATGCAGCCCCAACAGCTAATATGCATGCGGCCACTAAGCAATATGTTGATTCTAACTCCAACCTATTAGATGATGAGGCAGTACAAGATATTGTTGGTGGCATGGTGTCATCCAATGCGGAAAGTGGAATTGCGGTAACATATGATGACAGTGCCGGGAAATTAAACTTTAATGTAAGTGATCCATCAATTACATTGACTGGTGATGTGACTGGTTCTGCTACTATGACTAACTTAGGCAATGTTAGCATTGCCACATCAATGGATGCTGCACCAGCCGCCCATACTCATACTGATTATGTTGCGAAAACAGGTGATACTATGACTGGTGCATTATCATTAAATGCTGCACCGACATCTAATATGCATGCTGCTACTAAGGCATATGTTGATTCAGCATCTTCAACCGGTGCCCCATCGTCGCATTCGCATGCGACCACTGATATAACAAACTTCGCTGAAGAAGTAGAGGATGTGATCGGTGATATGGTATCAGATAACACTGAAAGTGGAATTACGGTGACATATATCGATAATTCATCTGGTCAGGGGAAATTAAACTTTAATGTAAATGATCCATCAATTACATTGACCGGTGATGTAACTGGTTCTGCTACCATGACTAACTTGGGTAATGTTAGTATTGCTACATCAATGGATGCTGTTGTATTAGGTACTGGCACTACTGGGGATTATGTTAAGAAGTTAGTAGCTGGCAGTGGTGTTACTATAACAAATAATACTGGGGAAGGTGCAACCCCAATCATTTCGGTGGGGCAATCTGTATCAACATCAAGTAGTCCAACATTTAGTAGCTTAACAGTAACTGGCAACCTAACGGTGAGCGGTGCTACAACTACAATTAATACGGAAACTATTAATTTAGCTGATAATATTATGAGACTTAACAGCAATTATCCAAATAATTCAGCCCCAACCGAAGATGCTGGGTTTGAAATCAACCGTGGAAATTTAGACAGTGTCGCGTTCGTGTGGGATGAAACCAACGATAGATGGTCTGTAGGCACTGAGACAATGCATGCTGGGTTGTTTTCTGGAACAGCTTTATCTGCGCAATATGCCGATATTGCAGAAAATTATACGAGTGATGAAGAATATGCCCCTGGAACAGTTGTGATGTTGGGTGGACAGTGCGAAGTGACGCGATGCACTGAATATGCCAGCAGAAAAGTGGCTGGGGTAGTTTCAACGAATCCAGCGTTCACTATGAACGATGAGTTAGATGGACAGCATGTTACCGTGGCATTGATTGGACGTGTTCCATGCAATGTAACGGGTACTATTGAGATTGGTGATTTAATAGTGGCAAGTGGAGTACCGGGGTTTGCTGAATCCTGGAAAGATGATGACAGTGATCCGCGGATGGGCACAATTATTGGCAAGTCATTGGAGAATAAAACCACACCAGAGGATGGTGTAATTGAGATAATAATAGGATTACGATGATTCCAGCACGATACCGAAGCGACTATGATGGCGAGTTTGTTATTACTAATACTATCTTTAAAGATGGGAAGAAAGAACAAGAACGTGAATGGGTAGACAACCCAATCAATAATAAGCACATGGGGCGTGCTACATGCATCGCCCATGGCCCGAGTACTGAAAATTTTAAATTTAATACACTAGAAAATCATCAAGGTGGGTTGCTCGCATCGAATGCAATGCAGGTGTATGGGGTTGATGATATATTTAGAGAATTAAAATGTGATTTTTTGGTTTCGACTAACCAGAATATGCTAAATGAAATAAAAGAAAAAAATTATCAAGAAGACACCATTGTTTATACTACTCCAAAATTGTGTATAAACAATGAAGGTGAATTTTATCTAATACCACACGGGTTTAAATCAACCCAGCATGCAATAGCATTGTGGTTAGCTTGTTTTGATGAACATAAAGAAATTTTCTTGTTTGGGTATGATGAAGTTGATCAATATGGGAATGAACAGCTAAAAATAATACAATCAGTGAATGAGGTTATAAAAGCATATCCAGATGTTCAGTATTATTTTGTGCATAAGAATAGCAGTATGCCTGAGTTATTCAAATATCATTTGAATATGAAATCAATGACTATTCCTGAATATGTATCGTACACCGACACTTAAATTGCGTATAGTTTTTCAATAGTTTTTATTTTGCCGTAGATGTCATCTATATTTAATGTCGCCCATAAACCGGGATGCAATGGATTGGGTATAATGCCTCTGTCTATCCAGCTATAACCAGTATGTTCATGGTTTAACTTAGGAATAAACTCATCATCTATTAAACAAAAAAATGTATGATAGCAGAATTGATTATTGGGTGATGTGAAATGCTCAATGGGAACCATTTTTGTGTATTTTGGCATAAAACCCATCTCTTCGGTGCATTCACGCTCTATTGTTTCAAGCAATGTTTCGTTTTCGTCTACTTTGCCACCAGGTAATCCCCATGATTGTGGGTGTTTTTCATCATTCCGAAGCAGATACAAGTATCTATTCGTCTTTGCTGTAAAAAACCACACACCCAACGCTGTTATAATATTATTGCCCATTCCCCACCACGATATATTCCTTCATATGATCGTAACCATTGTACCCCTGTCCATTTGTATTGTAATCCTGTAGTCACATTGGTAACATATTCGACATCTGTGACCACTTCGGTATTTTCACTAGTATCAAAGATTACGTTCCACGTGGAACCATCGTATTCAATGATATCACTGGTATTGGCAATGAGTTGTGACCCGTCTGTACCTTTCCATGCTTGTGCAACATCATTGCTGTCAGTGTTGCTAGAATGACCAGTGCTTTCTGTTAGTAAATAGCGTTGTCCTGTGTTTGCCAATGGAAATGTTGTTTTACCAGTTACAACACCTGGACCACTATGCAATGGGTTTACTACTGCATCAACAGCAGATAATGTATTCTGTGGCAGTGTATCCGTGTCAACGGTGTATAATAAAAACCTATCATCGGTTGGGTGATATGATACCGTGCCAACTATTTCATCACCTGTCATGGTGTTTTCTAACCGAATTTGACTAATCCCACTTTCGAACTGTTCTGGTAAATATTCATCTGTTACTGCATGCCATAAGATATTGCTATCTTGTGTTGGGATAGGGTCAAATGAGTTATTTTTTGTATCTTCAATCGCACTATCTTTTAGTATTTGTAATTGGTTATCCAATAATAACAACTGATATCCATGTGGTGCAATCTTCATTCTAGTACCTAGTAAAAGGTCATCATTTGAGATAGCATCAATGTGATTCCCATCATCATCGTAGATACTTGCTATAATCTTGTGAATAACCCCACCTTTTGTGACTCTTGCCGGTGGACTGATCCATATAGGCAATGTGAACATAAGTGATGTAATATCAATTGGTTCATCAGAACCCCTTGGAATGCTTCTTGATGTCCACGTGGTTGAGTTTAATTCAACTACACTTAAACTTGTCCAATCTAAGTAATTATCGGTGCTTTGTATTTCAATGGATGGATTATAGTATGGAAGAATTTGTTCTAGTATTTGTAATTTTTGGTTTGTGTTAGTAGTCCATATATCCAATGTAAGCCCTAAATTGTATGGGACTGGCATTAAGCGTTCAACTGTGAATGCATTTCCTTGTGTTGTGCTGTATGTTTCGGATGTCGCATCATATTGGCGTTGTCTGACCTGAACCTTATCAGTAAAATATGGTTCTTGCACTCTGTCCCTTGCGTAATCCAATGCATTTACATAGAAAGACATTAATGGTGCAGCTGGCACTTTATTGGCAGAGTTTTGTTGCATTATAGTTTGTGCTTGTCTAGATGAATCACCATACCTAATAGGTACAGTTTGGTAAACTGGATCACTTCCATCCGAAGTTCTGCCATATTCGACCGAAAAATGGCTAAACATTCTCGTAAATTGCAATAAAAACCGTCTTATTTGTTCATCGTAATGAAATGGTATTGCCATAATATATCCTAGTTATCGGCGCGAGGTTCTAACAACTCGCTTAATCCTTGGCGTGAAGGTATATCTCCACGATCATTTGTGTTTATTGTATCATTGTTATTTACAAATTTATTTCGTATAGTCCTATTATTTGCTTCACCAGGAGTTAATTCAGTCCTTACCCCATCTTCAACTTTAACCCAATGATTCCCATCAAATCTGAATAAGCGGTTGGGGAAATAATCTAATCGCAACACATAATCACCTGATAATGCATTTGGTGGAAATTGAGTAGCTGGTGTGACTGGTAGCCCATTCGGTGGCATATTATTACCAGTTAAATAACCACCAACCCAACCATTTGATTCTGGTGACATCTTCCCTCTGTCTGCTTTAATAACAGATGAATCCGTGAATAATGCAATAGTATCAGCAGATATTCCTGTGCCATCTTGTGGTGATCCATCAGACCCAACAGGTGCAATATAGAACTTACTAACATCATACCCACTAACAGGTAGTTCTGCTTCTGCTTGTGTAACAATAGCATCATTTACGGCAATATCATTGTTGTATGCTGTAATCAAATCAGCCAATGTAGAATCACCACCATCATTGTTATCTGATGTGTAATCAACAGTGCTTCCTAAGTGGTCTGTGTCATCAGCAGTTAGTTCATACACATTATCCAACACATCTTTGTATTCTTGTGATCCAACTAATGGGGTTAGTTTAACACGCCATAAATGGGGTGACCATGTGGCTGTAAACCCCTCACTTGCAAATGAAGCATCCTGAATTGAGTATAATTTTGGCAATGCTTTGTGTAATGTGGAATCTAATGGATTATAATCTTTTAAATTTGGAACTTCAACAACATCCCCAGACATAAGTTTTCGGTTAAACAATGAAATCATATCATTGTAGTGGAATGTCATAAAAATAGTATCATTTTGTAAAAATAATCCAAATTGGGACATTTCAAAATCTATATCTTGTACATTGTATACACCACGGAGTTTATATATGGTGTCATCGTAATCTCTGTCACGATTTTCTAGTAAGAATAAATCCTCAATGAATAACGGATCGGTTGTATCTCTTCCTGGCTGAGTAGCATCATAATCAGCATCTTGTGAATCCTCTCCCTTTGTCATTGGCCCCAGATATTTGTGTATATAAATATCTAAACCACCAACCGTGTATTGTTCGCTGATTACATTGTCTAAATAGAAATAATCATCCTTGCGTGATTCTTTATACATGGAAAGGTGATTTTCACCTGAACTTTGTGTGGTAGGTACATAATATGTACTCATATTTAATCCTTTAAAAACATATTTAATGTATTTAGTTGGTTTTTGATGCTGTGTCGTCTATAAAACGATTGACAGCATTAAATAGGTGAACTACAATATTAAGATATCAACAACGAAGCGGAGAGACATATAAGTGGGAAGAAGAAAGACAATAGATGAACGGTACATGGGATCAGAACCGATATGGGATCACCCAATTAATGATATCGAACGCAGAACGGTGATGATGGGTGCATTCAATTGGTATAATTATTTTCATAATCATAAAGATGCCAAATCAATGCTATTATCTTTTTTAACTAAAAATGGAAGAACAGATGATGCTAATATTATCAATAAGGTATCAGATAGCAAGTATCACACTACCATTGGGTGGTTGGCTAATATGATTATCAAAGGATTCCAACCGAATGACATAGATATCAACACCATAGAGAGTGAAATTGATCGTCTAAAGGCATTGGCAATTACGTCACCGAATGATACCAATGAACCCAAGAAAGAAAAGCCAAATGTTCAGGAAATAATGAAAGAAAAGGCAATGGAGATTGGTGGTGAGCTTGAAGGGATGTATGATGATTATTACATTCAGGAGGCACCATCAAATCATGCATTTATGCCTATACATATTCTGAAAGCATCCACTATGTTGCCCCAACATGTGCCGTTATTGATTGAAGCATGGGAAGATAAGATTAGCGAACTAACATTAGCATATGATGGCACTGATGCATATATCAATGAATCATACGATCATATCGGAAAAGCAAAACTTCGCAGACTTATTAAGTTTTGTGGGTTAGTGATTGAAGATTTACATAGTTATGTGGTATACAAGAAATCAACAAGGGTAACACCGAAGAAAAAACCAATCTCAGCAGAGCAGTTGGTGTCTAAGTTGAAATATATGAAAGAATTTCCTGATTTTAATCTTAAAAGCATAAAGCCAATTAAGATACTAGGCGCAAAAGAGATGTATGTGTATGATTCTAAAAAAAGAAAATTACATTATTATGTGGCAGATCCCCGATCTGATGGATTGGGAGTAAAAAATAACACGATTGCTGGGTTCAGTGAAGCCAAATCAGCTGGTAAGACTTTACGAAAGCCAGCAGATCAGCTTAAACAGATAATACAAGTGAATAAGGCTAATGCAAGAAAGATATTTACTGGCATTGAAACGGTAGATATCAAACTAACCGGTAGATTTAATGAACATCTAATCATATTAAGGGTGCATTAATGGTTGATGCACAAAAGGCGACGTTATTGTGTCCATTAGAAGAAATATTATTTTGGGATTGGAGTGATTTTTCTAAACCTATACCAGATCAGATTATTAAATACTTTTTCTATAAAATTAAAGATGCAGTTAATGCCTGTCAACCAGTGTCTAGCTGGGTACCACATAAAGAAAATATTCATATTATAGGAACGTTATTTTGGGAATATCTCCCTGAGAATTTTGAAACTAAAATAAATCAAATAGTTGATATTTTATCTAATAATGGCATACACTTTACATTTTTAATAAATGCTGATTATAGTCATAAATTTAATAATATTCCAAATGTGGTCTTCATAAATTATTTTTTATTAAGGACATATTGGTATACTCAAAAATGCAGGAATCAAGAAATAAATCGAAGTTGGAATCACGAATCAAAAAAAGGTCTGTTTTTAACTGGAAAAACCAACAAAATACATAGGGTGGGGTTATTGTATAGTTTATACCAACGCAAGGTTCTGATGTCTGATTTTGTGTGGTCATCGTTTATTAAAACCGAGAAAATAAAAAAAGAATGTAATGATATTGTAGAGGATATGACGCAAGAACATGGGTTATTATACAGCGATGATCTATTTGGTCAGTTTGTTGAAGACACCAATGGATCAGCAGAAGACACGATTGATGTTATAACTGGCCCAGAAGGGCATACATTTTATTCTGGATTTCCGTATGATTTGCAGTTATTTAGTGATACAAAATATAGTGTGGTATCTGAATCATATTTTAGTACTAGCAGAGTAGGAGGTGATAATGATGCATTCCCGTTTATTACAGAGAAGACATGGAAAACAATAGTGAATAATCATCCCTTTGTAATGGTAGGTATGCCAAATACCAACCTGTATTTGGAAAAGTTAGGGTTTAAAGTATTTGATGAGTTTATGCAACATCCGAATTATCAAGCGATGACAGATGACAATGTATTCCGCGATCCATATAAAAGGCTGGAAGTTATAGTTGAAAATATCGCAGAATTTGCCAGTAATTTAGATGATAATAAAGAGATAGTTTCGCAATATATAACCCATAATACCAACCATTTCTCCGCAATAGTTGATGGGGAGTTGAATAAAATAATGACATTTTTATCAGCTAATAACATACGAATCACCATCAATGGGTTTTTGTCATTGATCAACGATACGGCAGATGACCACAATGAATACCACATTCTGTTAGCAAGATAGCATAAATAATTAGAATAATAGGAATATAAATGGCAACTCTAACAGAATTAAAACAAGGTGTGTATGATTATGCTGCAATGCGATTGGGTGCAGGAATAGTCGATGTTGAAATGACGCAGGATCACTATGCCACTGCATATGAACACGCATTGGGAATGTATAGACAGCGAGCACAAGCATCAACTGAAGAGAGTTATGCATGGGTAGAATTACAGAATAACCAAAGTGTTTATACATTGCCAGATGAGATTACACATGTTAGGCAAATATATCGCAGAACAATGGGTAGTAATATGGGACCATCTAGTACTAGTTTTGATCCGTTTAGTTCAGCAACATTGAATGTATATCTATTGAATTTCACTTATTCTGGTGGATTGGCAACATATGAGTTATATACTGGGTATGTCGAGACAGCAGCAAGAATGTTTGGTGCATATCTGAATTATACATTCAATGCTGTTACGAAGGAGTTGCAATTGATCAGAAGTCCCAAGGGATCGGGTGAAGTTATTT